GCACTGGCCGTAGCTCCGAAGAACTTTACATCATATCCAGTATCATCGACACCAACCGTAACCGTTGAATCAATCTGTACTGCACCGTCGATATCAACTGCATCTAAATTAGTAGTGCCATCAACATCTAAGGCACCGTTAAAGTCTACATTACCAGCTACAGTGAGTGTGCTACTTAGTTCTAGGTCAGCAAATGCGTCAATAACAGCCGCCCCAGAGCCAGCACCATCTGTATAAACTGCTGCTACATTACCATTACCTATGGTGATATTAGCACCACCACCTTGACTGATAATAATATTCTGTGAGCCACTCGTAGCGTTCTCAATAAACCACAGTTTATTAACCGTGTTGGGTGCAATCGTAATCGTACAAGCAGAGTCTAAAGTTCCTGTATACTTAAGGAAGATCGCCCGACCTTCATCTGCTGCACCATCAGCTATCGTAGTGGTATGACTGTCAGCGTTAGTAACAATGGCTTCTGTACCAGAACCAAACGCATCGGCTATTAGCTCTAAGTTTGTATTGGTCTTGGTGCCCCAAGTACCGTCTTCGCCACCTGTGGCAATTTCATATAGTCTTAAATTATTAACATACGACATACTTATCTCCTTCCTAAGACATCTAACATGGGTGTCCCTGGCTCAGGTTGATTATCAAAAAACTGTTCAAAATCTAAATCGGAAGACATTATTCCTGAATCTGGTCCTAGAAGGTCGCTATAATACCGTATTAATTCTTCGTCTGTAAACTCAGGATCTTCAGGCAATTGTCCACTACCCAATTTTTCTGGAGTAACTGCAATCTCCAAGGCATCTAAAGGACTAAATGCTCCAGCTACAGCAGAGAAGGGCAATACAGACATTATCTTTTTCATGCTAGGAAAGTCACCATATTTTGCTAAAAACTTTTTAAAGCTAGGCTGTTCTTCTGGCATTTTGTCATATAAATCACCTGCCCCTTCCAACTCCACATCATACCGAATATGCTGTAAGGCTTCTTGTAACTCCTCACTGTGCCGCTGTAAGGCTTCGTGAACCTGATCAGTTCCAGCATCTCCGTAATCAGTCCCGAAAGGAGACACAACATGTTTCTCCAATAATTCTTCTAACGGATCGAAAGATCCACGTAATTCCTCAGGCAGTCCAAATGCGTCTTGTAGTTCTCTTATATCAAGACGTGCACCAATCGCACCCTCAACCATATCCAGAGCTTGAAACTCATTTTCCAATAGATCGTTTAGATCTATAGGAATATTTTCTGGAAGAGGTCCTTTCAGCGTGACCATCTCATCTATGTTCTTTTTGTCTATCCAGTGTCCAAGGTGTTGTAAGTCCTCATCTTGCCATGCTTTATTGCCCGTCACCTTGTCCCACCACGTAGGCATGCCTGTATCGGTACCACTCCTAACATCACTACCCACTTCTAAGTAATCCAGAGCATTCTTATCCAAGTCATCAAAGACCATTCTTTTGGCGGACCTTATTATTTCTTTAAGTTGTCTTTTTAGTTCCGCAATCCTTTTTTCAGTGCCCTTGCCCGCAGAAAAGGATATCGGGCGTGTTAGTGGCCCTTCACCACCCTCCTGTAAGCTCATAATTCCTTGTTTCATCATCGCCCTATAGGCTCCCAGTCTGGAGTTTGTGAGTCATTAACAGATGACCAGCTAGGAGTTTGTGAATCAGAGACCTCAGACCAACCAGGGGTCTGTGAATCTGAGACATCGGACCAACCAGGAGTCTGTGAATCTGAGACTTCCGACCAGCTAGGAGTTTGTGAGTCATCTATTAATCCCCATACATTTACACTTGGTGTTCCCGTTGTACCAACTACACCTACCGCATCTATTTCAACTGATCCAATAAAAGTCACACTTCCTACTGCACCAGTTCCAGCTAATCCAGTAACATCAACATTGCCATCACCTGCAACTGTTACTGATCCTAATCCACTTGTTGCAGCCAGGCCAGTAGCTGTAATTGATACATCTACAGTTACTGATACCGAGCCTAGTGCACTCGTTCCAGCCAAACCTGTTACCGAAAGATTTGCATCTCCCGCAACACTAACCGATCCTAGTGCACTTGTTCCAGCTACTCCCGTTAAGGTAACATTTGCTGTTCCTGTTACCGTAACGCTTCCTACTCCGCCCGTTGCTGCTACTCCCGTGGAAGTAACATTTGCATCTGCGGTTACTGATACTGATCCTAGTGCACTTGTTCCAGCCAGTCCTGTAACTGTAACATTTGCATCGCCTGCAACTGATACCGAACCTACTGCACCTGTGCCTGCTATACCTGTTACTTCAACAGGTATGGGGTTACCCCAAGTACCAGAACCCCATGTAGATCGGCCCCAGCCTGTTACATTAGCCATACTAGGCTATACGAATTATCGCATTACTCGCATCTGCCGCAGGAAAGGCAACCGTAAACGTACCAGCGGTAGCTGTCTTTAATGCACCAAAGTCTAAAATAACGACAGACGCATCACCTGAATGACTATCATTAAAGATCATTGCACCCATAGCCGAAAACGTAGCAGTAGACCACGAAACATCAGCAAAATCAGTATAGGCGGTCGTGCTACTTGTCGTAGGATCTACACGAGTTAGTGAATTTCCTTTGGCAGTATAGGCAGATCCTGCATCATTAGTAATCTCATTAGAACTGGTATACGCTGTAGTGGCGGCAGTGAATGACGCACTGTCTGTATACAAAGCCATCCTAAAGGTATTACCACCTGAATTTTTAAAGTTGTGACCAGCTTCCAGCAATTCTTTTTTGAAAGAGGTACACATAAAATTTCCTGAAAATGCCATTATAGTTTCTCCACTGAGTTAGCCAAGTCATTATGGCCTGCTGACCTCAACAGGGTAATGACCTTAGAGCGATCTTCTTTTATCGCTTCCCATATAAAATACTGCACTGCCTTATGAATATAAGCTTTAAACTCTTTTGCTTGTTCAGCAATAGTAGGATGAGCATCCTTTCCTACAGAAATAATTATACTTGCAGCCCTTTCCGCCCAATGGCTTGGGCCAAGGTTACCATTACTGCTTGTAGTAACCGTTACGTTTCCTATCCCTGAGTCAATATCAAACATCAGTCATGTCCTAGTAGTACATTTAAATACTCGGTCATTTCTTCGTCTGATAACCCACCAGTGTATCCTTTCATCTGTCTTAGAAATTCATCCTCTCCAGCACCTAACTCATCTGCTGCTGCTGCATGATCAAACGCATATCCAGCCATAAGACCTGGGGGTCCGAGGACAGATAACACTTTACCTACTTTTCCTTTAGGGACTAAACTTTTAATTCCTTTGGCCCTATCTAACAATCTCTGCATATAATCATCAAGCCTTCCTAAGATCCTTTGATCTAGCTGTTGATTAAGTGTAGGAATCGCACGTGCGTCCTCTGCCTTAAACATATCCTTTATAAGATCTCTTCTATATTGCTTGGCTCTTGCCAGCGACCTTTTATCAATGTCGGGGTTCATTATTTTATATTTATCCTTGGAGTACCATCTCTATATTCGTCCCCAGTCATTCGTCCTTCTGCTTCTATCTTTAACAACTGTAGGGCTTCTGTATATCTTTGGTTATAAAGTTGCATTAAATCTGCTTCACCCTTCATGTATGTATACGCTTCAACAAGTGATCCGTAAAGTAATGCAGTATCTGCGTTTGTGCCTAACCATGATGTACTAGAGTCATCGCTAACATCAACTATAGAGTTTGGCATGTAGTAATAATGCAACTCAGTTACATAGTTTGAACCAGCCGAGTTAAGGCCAGGCGTTGGCCCAACAATGAAAGTGTCACTCGCAAACGTACCGTAGTATTTAGGCGTACCTGTAGTAGAAGCATTCGGATATGCAGACCTAATAAAGTTTGCATCTTTATTTAATAAAAATATTTGATTACTAGCATCTGTTATCGACAAGGACAGTGGAAAAAGAAAGTCTGACGGCATAGCCAAATATTGACTACCGCTTGTCATACTGCCCGCTACATTTTTACGATTAACTGGTAAGTTTGCAGAACGATAGATTCGTTGTTCTGCTTGTTTTACAAATGTTGGTATGGTAGCAGTAAAATCCGTACCAGTATTATTTGTATAATCCTGTATGGCACTCTTCAACTCTCCATAATTCATGTGGTCACCTTTACCATTCCCACGCTGCCTCGTGCTACTAGATTCCCACTTCCACCACCATTACCACCACCCACTGGGTCCCAAGCAGTTAATTCCCTACTATTGTCTTGTGCTATATCTGGTCTAGCATTTTGCAATGCTTGCGGGTCTGCATAGTCGCCTAATCTACCTAAGAAGTTTTGAGGCTGGTCCTCGTCAAGCATGTCACGACCAACCATAAGGCCAGTCATACGACCCGCTTTCACCTGAGGAACCAAATCCTTTAATTTATATCTAAAGCCCGTGCGATCACAAAAGCCGAAAGCATACTTGCCATTAGCAAAACGTGCCATTAATAACCCCCTGGCACAAAGTGTACAGACGCTCGGTCACGATCTTCGGACTGAGCAAGATCCCATTGGAACTCATACTCCTGCTTTAATTCCATGGAACGTGCAAAAGCTTCTGGATATTTTTGTGAAATACGAAACGCCAATCCAGAAACTAATGCAGGTAAGAATCGTGCAGGAACATCAGGGTTGGTAGAACCTATTGAGCCAGTGTCTTCTATTCGTCTAATCTTTTGATATGCAAGAGTGTAGACCTTATCTGGTGTAGGCCAAAGGTATGCAACAGGTGCAGCCCTTTGCTTATCAATGTATATGTTTACAGGTCTACCTTCAGTAAGCTTATTAGGAATAGTGGAGTATTGAGATACACTAAATCGTGAGAGAGGTAGATCACTTTGTGATGTACCCGAACCATCTCTAATCCAGTATTCTATTAAATCAACTGTATCAGAAGGAAGTGTAACGGTTGAGGTACTAGCAGTAGTGCTTGAAGTACCTTGTTCTACACACCAAAAATTTAGACCACGGTTAGCCCACTCAAGACTAAGAAGGTTGAGAGATCTGCGAGCAGTCTCTATGTCGTAGCCTGTCTTGCTCTGTAAGCCACACCGTTCAAATGCTTCTTCGATAACCTCTGATATATCTAAATTAAATGTTGCTGTTCCCGAAGTAGCCATTATTCGTAGCTCTTAGTCATCTTCAGCATAACTGCATACCGATCTCCGCTACCAGCCCCTGTAGTGGTAAACATTATATCGCCAGTTGGACTGGACGCATTATTGATTAGAGGTCCAGCAGATCTAAAGTCGAAATATCCATATCCACTAAGAGTCCAAGCAATGACATCTGTGGATGCATCCCACAGCAAGTCTACACTCAGACCATTGCATTCATACCAGATACAGTCAATGGTCACTCCAGTACATGAGGCACCTGAACCTGACTGAGTTTGGAGTGCGGAAACGTCCACCTTCTTAACAGCAGCTTCACCACTGCCATCGGATATGTTGGTGAACTTCATAACAGCGACTTTGTCGCCATCTTGCAAGGTTTGCGAGGTTACTGCATCAGCCATCTAAATCTCCTTATGGGTACGGGAGCTTTCGCTCTGCCCATAGCCGAAGAAGTAGTCACCCACCCAAACGAGTGGGTGACCCTATCTTGTTAATTACGATTGATCTGTAAATGCAGGTGCGTCTGCACCTTCTGTATAACCCCAGATGATCCAATTCGTTGAATCTTTTGCTACGATATTGATCTCCATGAGACCAAAGTCCGTGAGAGTCAGAATTGAGTTGGAGCTACCATTTGCGTACACGGACACGTTGTCCGCATTAGAGTCCAGATGAACAACACCACCGATGAAGAAGTTAGCGTCAGCACCAGTATCAATAATCAGATTCTCTGCTTCTTCTGCCGCTCCACCGTAAACAAACTTAAAAGACACACCCTCAGCAGGGCTGGGAAGTGTCAGTGTACGGTTACTGCCAATGGCTGGAACTACAACAACCCTACCACCATGAGTGGCAGCAGTTATCGAAGTATCAGCATCGGATAGGGTTACAGGTGCAACCTGCATCCCCGAACCGTCATAAGTAAAAGATGTTGTAACTGCTCCAGTCGATGAGCTTTTCGATACTACCTCAAACCCATTTTCTGATCGGACTGGTCCTGAAAAAGTTGTGTTAGCCATTTAAGTTCTCCTGTCGTGGCCAGTGTCTATCGGTTTGCCGATAGTCAGGGAATAAAAGAAGACTGGGGGCAGAAGCGACGTATCGCTCCCACCCCCAACCTAAACTACGCTCCGGGTGAACCCCAGACCCCTAGTGGGTCGGAGACTCCAAAGCTATAACGCTCGCGAGCCTTGTAGCGAACATTTCCGGTGTCAAAGTCACCGTCCATGCTTGTCTCAAGTGCAACACGATTAAAGTGCTTCATTCCGTTAGGAACATCCGT